CACTCTGCTGCATCCTCAACCTCACGTTTAGCATCATTAACCAAGACACCAATCATCGATGAATAAGGGGTGTCATTAACAGTAATAACTGTAGGCTCACGCAGTCTACGTAAGACATTATTAACTACGTCTAGATATGTAGCCATAAATTAAATACCTTCTTTCTTTTCTACTTCAAAGGTACAGATATAAGAGAAAGTACTTCCTGATTCTGAAGTCATTTTAATTGTGTCTCCAGCCTCTAATACCATGTAAGCCCCACCATCCATTTTCAGGAATTCTTTGGAGCTAACCGTATATTCATTTAAAATATAAATATCTGTACTTGCGCTTGAGTCTCTCCACACAACAGTCATGTGTTTAGTAGACCCTGTACCGTTCAACAAGTACATCAAGTTCCACTTAGCGTAATAGCCAGTGGGGACTGTATATACTGTTGTTTCGGTTCCGGCAGTTAAATTACCACCTACGGTAAGCGCTCTCATTTGGTCTTCTTAGCCTTGTTCTTAGCTGTACGCTGACCACGTTGGGGCATGTTAGCCTCAGACATGGCAATGGCAATAGCCTGTTTACGGTTCTTGACCACAGGGCCGCCTTTACCGCTGTGGAGAGTACCTTCTTTGTACTCACCCATCACTTTACCAATCTTATTTGTCTGTTTCTTAGTTGCCATAGTCTTTGTATCCTATCTCAAATTTTACTCTTTGTCAAGCTTTTTATTTATATCTAAGTAGATTTGGTATACTTTATGTCCTATCATCAAGACAGTGTAGATTAAAGTAGCCCAAAGTACTAATTCAGATACTTGGTAGCCAGCAACAGTAGCCAAGGAAACCCCCACAGGAGGGGCTGTCTTAGCTACTACGGCAGATGCTGTCTCTATTTGGTGGGCATCACTCATTGTTAACACTCAAGGTTTTAAGTTCTTCTAGAGATGAACACGCATCGGCAAGCTGTGTAATATCCCGCAAACGTTGTTTCTCTGCTAATATGGATGAAACATCTGCATTAGATTCTAATGCTCTCATATAAGCTACATCTTGAGCTTGTAACAACGGAGATCGCTCAATACGCAAACGATCCTTGGTAATCTCTTTTGCTTTATTAATATTAATAACGATCATGCTTGATACTCCCAAGCACCACGGAAGGTACGATCTGAAGGAACGTCAGATACGTTCACAATTTTGAATGGCTTACCAGCAGGTACGTCTTTGGCTGCAATAGCCTCAATAGACAAGCCACACTCTGGTGCTGGAACGATAACGGCAACACCGCCTTCATCTGTTGGGTAGATGATTCTTTGGTTCATTTGCTGTCCTTTGAAAAATTAGCGGAAGATGGAAACGCAACTAAACGTAAAGTCGGTAGATGCTGTTGCGCCAGTGTGTGTGACCGTTTCTATTCTTGCGCTTGATGCGGTCAAATATGAAGCATTGTTGTTTGTAAAAAACCCAAATTGCCCTGACGGAAGATACCCTGTGGCAACAATGGAGTAGTTCGCATCCGGCATGGCAGTCGTGAAGTTCACCGTGTAATCACCAGTACCGTTATCTGTAATACTTGTCACGTTACCTGAAGCTCTAATCGCAACTGTTCCAGTACCGTTAAAGTTAACCCATGCTCTACAGCCATAGCCAATAGCTGTTGAACCGTAGCCAGAGTTAAATAGGAAGTTACCGCTAGCATCAAACTCACCTACTTGAGTACCGCCTTCTGAGAAGCCAATACGATCAGCACCGGGGAAGTAAATACCTGTGTTGGTATCGCCTGTTTGTGTTAGTGCTGGAGCTGCGGCAGAACCGGCAGCAAAAGAAGACACACCACTCGCTGATAAAGTAGTAAATGCTCCAGTATTAGCTGTGGTAGACCCTATTGCTGGAGGGCTTGATAAATCTAACGTACCCCCTAGTGCTAAATTACCAGATGAAGTAACTGTACCTGTTAGAGTAATTCCACTTACTGTTCCAGTACCTCCAACACTTGTGACTGTTCCTGAGCCTGTACCAGCACCAATGGCAGTTCTAAAGTCAGAAGCAGTAAGAGAACTTACAGTGTTGTCAGCATTGAATCTAGGGAAAGTAACTGCTGATGGGTTAGTCAGAGTAAACAAATTACTACCGACAGTTGTAGCACCTAAGCTAGTACGTCCTGTAGAGGCTGTAAGTCCGGTGCTTCCACCATCCCATTTAAGTCTATCTGTATAGGCTGTATCCCATTCTGTCTGCTTTGTCGTAGTAGGGATTGAGTAACCGGAAGCGTAAGTTACAGCAAGAGTACCTGAGCTAGTAATTGGATTACCTGAAACAGCCAAACCTGTAGGAACAGACATATCCACAGAAGTGACAGTGCCTGAACCACCACCACCTGTAGCGTTGACCCAAGTAGTGCCGTTATACTGAAGAACTTGGTTTGTCGATGGAGTCGTAATGACAACATCAGTCAAGCTGTTTAAGTCAGTAGGGACTGTAGGCTTGTTGGTTAGGTCGTCATAGTCCCCTGAAGTAGCAACAGTAGCTAATGACGGTAAGTTGTCAAGATCGTTATAGTCGTTAGATGTAGCTACTGTACCTAAGTCACCGGGCTGTACAGCAGAATCTGCCAAAGCCCCCTGTGCTGCTGTAGCGTAAGCAGTTGAGTTAGTTGTAGCTGCTGTGCCCAAACCTAAGTTAGAACGAGCACCAGAGGCCGTAGTAGCCCCTGTACCACCTTGAGAGATGGCGATAACAACGGTATCAGACTCAGTGATACCTTCTACACTACCTCCGTTACCTCTGAAAATCGCCATTGTTTAGGTGTCCTTATTCTTATTTGTTCTTGGGAGGTCTACCCATACGCTTCTTAACTGGTTCTTGAGTGGCGACTTCTTCATCGCTCTCATCCTCATCAACCCATTCGTATCCTGCGTGACCTTCCATACTGTCAATATCTACTTGTTGAGTAAATTCGACGATGTTCCCTGAAGCCAGACATCTAAATTTAGCCATATCCTATTCCTCTTTCTAAAAGCCACACCGTGTAGCCTTTAAAAAGCCCCCTCTCCGTATAAAGAAGAGAAGGGGTAAAACTTATAATTGTTGTTATTTGTTTTAGTTTAACGTATTAACCCAAGCGACCAACAACCACGCGAACGGTTGTAGAAGCCAAGTCAACAGTACCAGCAGATTCGTTCTGGATACGGATAGTCACTGTGTCAGCAGCACTAACGTAAGCAGTAGCTGAAACACCAGCCAAACTCACACCAAACGAAAAGCCCATAACGATGTCACCAAGAGCAACACCGGGAACAGTGATTGTGTCAGAAGTACCAGCGCCATCGGACAATGAATCTGCATTCAAAGTACCAGTGACTTTCCACATTTCAGAGAACATGCCCTGAAATTGCTTAGTACCACGCTCAACCACAACAGAGGTAGCAGCAGCCATGATTTATTCCTTTAAAGTCTAATTGATGAAGTTAAGAAGAGAGGCCCCGAAGCAGTTACCCTGTAACGGAGGCCTACTCAGTTCAATTAGGCAGGAACAACCAAAGCCACAGCACCGTCATCGCGCAACTCAGCCACGCCGTACAAAGTATCAGCAGTGAACAAGTTAGCCAAGAACTGTTGCTGGTATTGAGTCTGCGAACGCACACCCATTTGTTCCACCAACACGAAGGCATCGCGGTGACCCATCAAGCAAACACGTGCTGATTGAGCAGTACCTGAACCATCGTTAGCATCGTTAGGGGTATCAGCGTTGCTAGACACAAACACAGACACGCCATACAAGCTACCAACTTCACCATTACGGATGGTGTTGCCTTGACCAGCTTCACCAACGAAGGCTTGCTCAGTGTAGCGGCTCAAACCCATCAAAGTGTTACGGCTTGAAGGAGGAATGATGAAGAAACGGTTGTCCATAGGAGTATCCACGTCATCCAAACGCTGAATGGTGCGACGAATAGCAGCATCAGTCAAAGCAGATTGGTTGTCAGTAGAATAGTCATAGGCAGTAGTACCATCACCACCGATGTAAGCACCAGCGTAACGAGCACCAGCACCACCGTTAACAGTACGGCCCAACTGGATGATGTCAGAGTCAACTTGCTTGCCCAAAGCGTAACCAGCGTCTTCTGTGTAGAAAGAACGCAAGCTGTTCAACGCTTGAGTAGCCACGATGTCTTCGATCAAACGGCTGTATTCGTAGTGTTTGTTGATGTACACTGGAATGTCGCTGTCCACGTTAGCGATCAAGGTCACTGCGTTAGCAGCAGTCTTGGCAGAGGCAGAACCACGGGTGGGGCTAGGAATGTGAACGGTGTCACCTTTCTTGCCACGGTGAGACATTTTCTTGATGAGGTTAGCTGCAACCAAGTTCTTCTTGTATGCGGCGACGATCTCATCAGACCAAATCTCGGGGATAAACGCATCAGCGTTGGTAGTTGTAACAGCATTGGTTGCTGCAAAAGTAGCGGCCATTTTTAAAGCTCCTAAATAATATTAAATTTATTTAACACGCCCTTCTTGATATGCTCTCATAATGTCGTCAGACAGAGCTTCATATCGAGCAGGGTCAGTCATACGTAGACGGATTAGATCAGCCCGTCGATAAACTTTCTTGGAAGACTCACCAGTACCGCCTACATCTACGCCAGCAGCTTTCATAGCAGTTTGACGGGCAACCTCTCCGGCTGCTTTAGTCTCTTGTGCTTTGACAGACTTGATCTGTTTAAATGTAGACAACAATTCATTAGCACTGTCGTAATCAAATTCAGCATCTGCCTTGGTGTACAAGCCCATGCGAACGGGTGATGATTTTACCCAATTAACGAACTCAGGATCTTGTACAACTTGTGTGAAGTCTGGATGCTCTGCATTTAACTTCTGCTGAATCTGCATCTTCTTGAATTGCAAAGCAGCTTCACGGGCTGCAATGACATCAGGGTGAGATGACAGTTCTTTTTGAATTGCTTTCTTAGGATCTTCAAAGAAGTCAATTTCAGGCTCTTGTGGTTCAATATGTTGAGGCTTGGATGCGAGAGACTGCTTCAGGAGTTCATCGGCTAACTTACGAACTTCACCTACTTCTTGAGCTTGCTTACCAATGAGCTTTTCAGCCTCTTGGTGCATCTTAATAATGTCTTCTGCTGTCTTACCCTTGTATTTCTCGGGGACTTCAAAAGCTGGAGGTGTGGGTTCAGGGGCTGTCTGTTGATTTTGTTGTTCTTCAACAGCTTCCAATTCACTACCTGTACCTAACTCTTCGTTGTCATCTACTAACATATTAACTTCCTTTCCTGCCGGTATAACGGTTCTAGGATTATTTAAAAATAGAAACTACTCCTCGGCGTATAAATGCTTATGAGTTTTGTTTTCTCTCTTGTACGAGCTTTTCAGCTCGTTTGCGCTCCCATGCGTCATAGGCACTTGGAAAAGAGCCTGTAATGCCTTCTAACTTCATCATGGGGGCAGAGACTATCCGTTTAGCCTCGGAACCACACTCCTTGCAGAGTACTGTGTATTCCTCAGAGTCCACGAAAGCCTCGGTTTTATGGGAATTCTCACAAAGGAAATCAAAGAATCTACGAGCCATAGTTAAATGTCTCCCGATACCTGAAGATCTTCGTAAGTCTTCTCATACGAGCCTTTCAGCCCTAAAAGCCAATTCAAGATGTCAAGCTGTCCTTTACGGAAATAAAGTTCTTGTGTGTCCGCGACAGTTGACAGGTCGTTATAATTGGTTTTAACCTTGTTAAGGTCTTCCATGAGGTCTTTCCACCCTACGGTAGCCATCATGGAAAACGCTTCTTCATAAAATTTCGCTAGTTCTTTGTCCATAAGGAGAACCTATTAGTTACAATAACGCTACTCTAGCATAAAAGTAGCACTTTGTCAAGCTTTTTCTTTAACTATTTGATGCTTTTTTCATCATTTGGAGCATAGCAATGCGCTCATTTGAGGAAATATCTGCTGCTTTGAGGTTAATTTCCTTCTCTTTGAGCACTCGATCAGCCAGTTGGAGGCGTTTACCGAAGTCATCACCACGATCTAGGTTGTTAGAGGCTGCTTGAACCACTTTAACCCTCATTTCCTCTGGCATCAAGGCAGTCTCAACCTGAGTTTGTTGAGCGTTAGCTGCCTTTTCAGCAGTTTGGGCTTGCAGGAGAGCCAACTGAGCCTGTGCTGTCTGCAAGGCAAGCATCTGTTGCTGCATCTGGAGCTGTTGTTGCTCAGGATTAGGCTGTGCCATCTGGTCTAGAGCAGCCATCATCTCGTAACGGTTGGTCAGAGAGCTGTTAGAAACAATGCCCTTCAAGATAACAGGCAAAACAGGGGTATCAGGGCCTAGAGTCTGCAACAGAGAGATAAACTGCTGTTGTTCGTACTCTCTAGCCATAATTCCCAAGGTAGCTGTAGGCATAAAGTTCATGTCCACTGAGGGGTAACGCTCAGGGTCAAACTGCATGTAGCGGAAGGCAGCCTTCTTGATGAACGGGATCAGGAAGTCCTCTTGGAAGTTGGTCAAGGTACGCTTGTACTTCTTGATGATAGCGCCCATAGCGGCAGACATGCCAGCCCCGCCAGCGTCCCTAGACACGTTAGACACCATACCTTGAGAATCCAGAGTACCTGTGGCCTGCAAGAGCATACGCTCAAAGGCTTGAGCAGTCTGGAGGTTGTTACCATCTGTGACACCAAACTTGAATGGCTGGAGAATCTCGTTGGGGTTACCGTTGGTCAGGATTGCCTTACCGGGTTTAACCTCGAACTTAGCACCTCTAGGCAGACGAGAAGCGTCAATACCGATCATTGGAGCTGTGGTCAAAGCAAGTGAGTCCATGTGGCTACGCATCTGAGCGTCAATAGCCTTTTGCATGTTGTAAGCTTTTTCGACAGTGCCACGACCCAACAGACGGTTAGGAACTGTGTCGTCCTGATAGGCGATGATAGGACGATCCTTCATCATGTATGGGCTTTCCTCAGCCTTCAACAGATAAGAATCATTCGCAATAACCACGATTGCTTCCACCAAGTCAGTGTACTCGTCAGCTTCGCTCTCTTCAGGGAACAAGTCCATCATCTCTTCTTTGTCACCCATGTCTGTGAGGTACTCACGGGGGACTAGACCGTAGTAGGTCAAGAGCTTAACTTTGTCAGTCTGGAACTGTGTGTCTTCCTGAGTAACTTCCAAGTCCTCAGTGTCGTACATAGGGCCAATGTTAACCTTACGGTAGATACCGTCTTCAATGCCCTTGACGATCTTGTGCAAGCCTACGTACTTCTCAACTGCAACGCCAAGGCAGTCATCCACTGCTGTACCGTTAGGATCAAACAGGAAGTTCTTAGGGTTGACAGGAACGATCTTGACTGCGATACGGTCTTTCTCAGCAACACCGATGGCTGCTTGACCGACAATACCGGGGATAGGTTGAGTGGCAGGAACGTACTCTTTCTCAGTCTTGACAACGATCTCACCGATGCCAGTACCGTAGATCTCAGCCATCAACTCAATCTGGTCGATAGCCTTACGGATCTTGTCCTTCTTGAAGTCATCGTTAAGTTGAGCTTTAATTAGGGACACATCAATGTCGTTACCGTTGACATCCTGAACGTCATCCTCAATGTCAAAGAAGTCTCCTTGACCGAAGATAGCTTCCATGATCTCAGCGTGACGAGTCTCCACAGCTTGCTGAGTGGCTGGAGAGATAATACGTGAACGCTCTGATTCACGGGTCTTGTCCTCAGAGGCCCATACACCACGGAAGATACGCTCGTACTCGTCCCAAAGCTCAAGGTAGTTACTGTTACGCCAGTCCCTCCAAGAATCACAGTGACCTGTGACGTAGCTTACCAAGTCTTTGTCAGCCTCAGTAGGTTCATCGAACTCTGGTGCGTCGTTCTCGTTCTCTTTGTATTTATCCATGTTATCCCTTAGTTATCACCATTTAACCTTGTCAGCCCAATAAGCTGCTGACATGCGGCCTTTGTCAATGTTCTTAGCGTGTCTAGCCTTGAAGGACTTGTTACGTGCTGAACCTTCAGGAGAACCTGAAACACCTTGCTGTCCGAAGCGGATAAGCTTTACCTCGTCACCTTCACGAGCTACAACTACGTGGCTCTTGGTTGGGTGGTTAGGTGTGCGCTTAGGCTTGTTGTAGCCTTCAACGCCAGCACGTTCTAGTCTTGGATCTTTAGCTTTAGGCATAGTTCTTCTTTTTACCCTTCTTTGCTGTCTTAGCTGAGTCCTTGAAGTCTTGAGCTGTAGGAGCACCTTTGCTACCGGGTTTCCTCATCTTCTCACCTGAGCCAGCCTCAATGCGTTTACGTTTTGCGTTGATGTTTGCGTACAAGCCTTGTTTCATGTCAATATCCTGATATAGTGTCTAAAACTTCGTAGTCGTCATCTTCGTAATCTGTATTATAACTGGTTACAGCAAGCTGGTCAATATAAGACAAACTATCTATTAAGTCATCGTGAACGCCAGCGGTAGGGAACATTAGGTACTGGTCTACAAATTCCTTCCAGTCGCTCTTGTCCAGCTTATCGTTAAGGCTGATCCTGCCGTGTTCAAACCTACCTTGTAAAGACCAAACAATCCTGTCAGTCTTCTTCTTGTTCCCGTGTGTCAGGTCTGTGATGTGGCAGTAGACGTTGTTCTTCCTCATCAAGTCGTTGAGGTAAGGTTGTACTGCGTTCTTCAAAGCTCCTCGTTCAATTCCAACAGCAATGGGCTGATGGTCACGCACAGCCATAAGAATCCTACTAGCAGTTTCACGAATGTCCCAACGTCCATGAATAATGTCCTTAATCCACCAGTTACCGTTGTCCTCTACCTTAACGATTGAGATGGCACTTTCGTCTAATCGTTTCTTGGAAGCACCTGCACTTTTAGCTACTTCCTCAAAACCAGCCAAGTCAATGGCTATGACGTAAGACCCATACTGAGGCTCAGGGGCATATCTAAGCCAATCTTCCTTGAAGACATCCTGCCCTGCATTGTCAAAGCTTGAGAGATATTCCTGCTTGAAGGCAAAGGAGCTTAGAGTTCTCTCAGCAGCCTCAATCTCTTTAGGGTCAATAGTCTCGTTATCTTTGGTGGTGAAGTGCCACGC